ATGCTGATTTTGAGATGTTATATGGCAATCTTAAATCACAAGAATCAATTAAATTTTGGAGCACTTCATTTCTTCGTGGAACAACACTTGATAATGCTATTGTTATTGTCGATGAGTTTCAAAATCTAAATTTTCATGAACTAGACAGTATTATTACTCGTGTTGGTGAAAATACTAGAATTTGTTTCTGTGGAGATTCTCGTCAGTCCGATTTGAATAGGGCAAATGAAAGAAATGGTATTGTTGACTTTATGAACATCTTGCGTAAAATGCCTTCTTTTGATATAATTGAATTTGGGGTTGATGATATTGTTCGTTCTGGTTTAGTCAAAGAGTATATTGTTGCAAAAATGGAAGCAGGTTTTTAATAATGTTTAATCATGTTGATTTGAATCTCCCTCAACTTGAAAGGGAGACTATTGATGGAGTCAGATATTATTCTGTTCCTCATGAAGAAGAACTCTTAAAACTGGTTTCTATCACTTCGGTGACCAGTCATTTTAATAAGGAGATTTTTGTAAAATGGAGAAAAAAAGTTGGTGATGAAGAAGCAAATCGAGTCACAAAGGCGGCAACACGTCGTGGGACTGATATGCATACTCTTACTGAGTGTCATCTAAAGAATATAGAGTTACCGAAAGTTCCTCCTATTTCTGAGTTCTTATTTAAGATTTCTAAGGGTACTTTAAAGAATATTGATAATATCAATGCTCTTGAAACTTCCCTATATAGTAAACAGTTAGGTATTGCTGGAACCGTCGATTGTATTGCAGAATATGAGGGTGAATTAGCAATAATTGACTTTAAGACTTCGAAAAAACCGAAACCACGAGAGTGGATCGAAAACTATTTTGTACAATGTGCGGCATATGGATGTATGTTGTATGAAATGACTGGCATCCCAGTCAAAAAATTTATAATCATTATGGCTTGTGAAAATGGAGAATGCGTCGTCTATGAAGAAAGAGATAAATCGAAGTATATCAAACTTCTTACCGAATATATTAGAAAGTTTGTTAGAGATAAACTGGAACTATATGGAACCGAATAAAGAACTGGAACAGGCAATTAATAGTAAATTTTTGACACCTTCTAAATTTGCTCTAGAAATTGAGAAAATCGTTGCTGAAGAAGAAATTAATTACATCGATGCTATCGTGCATTACTGTGAAGTTAATGAACTTGATGTAGAATCAGTAACAAAACTTGTATCAAAACCACTGAAAGAAAAACTAAAGTGGGATGCTACGAGACTTAATTTTATGAAAGCAACTTCTAAGGCAAAATTGCCATTGTAATAAGGAAAAGCAAACAAATGATTATGGCTCCTTTTGAAGTATATTGTGAATATCTTGCTCTAAAATTGCACTTTTCAAATCCAAAATACGATTACTTTAAATATAATAAAAAAGTTCGTGCTACTATAACTTCCTTTAATCGTCGCCGCGATAAATATTGGTTTGAAAAAACAAGTCGTAAATATAAGGACGAAGAGATTGTTAATTTCTTGGTCGCAAATTTTGTAGAATCTACCAGTGTAAATCAGACATGGATTGGAGAAATTATCAGTTCTGGAGAAAGGACTTATTCCGATTGGACAAAGAGACAAGAGAGTTTGACTTACTTATTCAAAGAACAAAGCAAAGAATTATTATCGAACAACAAATTAGAAAATCTATTCAATTGTTCGAAAGGACATCCAATTCTATTAAAAAAATTTCTTGGTGGAGACGTAAATCTTGAAACTTTTGTAATCTATGATAGAATATTTTCATTCAGAAAGAAGTTTGATAAGGAACTGAAAGATCCTGTATGGGAGACCGTAAGTTTAAAACTCCAAAAATATTCTCCCTTTCTAAATATAGGTGATGTGTTTAAATTTAAAAAAATTCTAAGGGACCTTGTGGATGAGTGAGTTTTTTCAGTCTGAAATCATTCGAGAAGAATTGAATGAAATTAATCAATTACAAGAAAAACTTTATGAAGATGTTTTTTCTTTTAGTGTGATGCCCCAAGAAGATAAAATTAAACATATTGAAATGCTTGAAACCTTGCTTGAAAAACAGCAAGTGATGTATACTAGATTGTGTCTCTCCGACGACCCACAAGCCATTGAGATGAAAGACAATCTACGCAAATCAGTCGCAATGATGGGTTTCCCACCAGAGACTGATTTGCAAATTTTATTCAGTAGTATGAATGCAAGGGTTAAATATCTCAAAGACTATATTGACAATTGAGGAGATCTTTGCTATAATATCCAAGTAAATCCAAAAAAATCTAAAAAAAATCCGAGGAAATCTAAATGTCTTTTGCTGATCTTAAAAAGCAATCTAAACTAGGTTCTTTGACTCAAAAACTGGTCAAGGAAGTCGAAAAAATGAATAATGCAGGTAGTTCAGGTGATGACCGCCTGTGGAAACTAGAAGTAGATAAAGGTGGTAACGGTTATGCCGTTATTCGTTTTCTTCCTGCTCCCGAAGGTGAAGACCTTCCATTTGTTAAACTCTATTCCCATGCCTTTCAAGGTCCTGGTGGATGGTATATCGAGAACTCTCTGACGACTCTGGGTCAGAAAGACCCAATGTCAGAATATAATACGATGCTGTGGAATAATGGCACCGATTCTGGTAAAGATCAGGCACGTAAACAGAAACGTAAACTGACTTATGTTGCAAACATCTATGTTGTCAAGGATCCTACTAATCCCGAGAATGAAGGTAAAGTAATGCTTTACAAATTCGGTAAGAAAATCTTTGATAAGATTGCTGCCGCAATGCAACCTGAGTTTGAGGACGAGGAAGCAATTGATCCGTTTGACTTCTGGCAGGGTGCTAACTTCAAACTGAAGGCAAAGAATGTTGCCGGTTATCGTAACTATGATTCTTCAGAGTTTGCCCGTCAGGACGTACTTCTGGAAGATGATGAAGCAATGGAAGCAATCTGGAAAAAAGAGTATTCTCTTGAAGAATTTGTTGCTCCTGATCAATTCAAATCTTATGATGATTTGAAAAAACGTCTTGATTATGTTCTTGGACTCAAAGGAACGACTAAGTTCCAAGACCAAGAGAATGTTCAGGAAGAAGAAGAGTTTCGTCAACAAAATCGTAGTGAATCTGTATCAGATGTTCCACAATCAATTAAAGAAGAATTGAATAATTTTTCTTCTACTAAAAATGATGAGGATGATGATACACTCTCATACTTTGCCGCACTCGCAGCAGACTAAGTGAGATGGGGAGGGAAACCTCCCCTTTTTTATGAATTAGTTGATCTAGTATTTTCTGTTCTAATTAAGTTTTCGTTAATATATTCTGATGAACGACCATAAATCATAATTTCTCTCATATCATTCAAGAACTGCTGTAAATATGATGGTTTCAGTAAGTAAATAGAAGATTTTTTATTATTCTCTCTTACTTCATATTCATAGTTGTTAATATTGATTACAGGATTCAAAGTAATTGCAGTATTTGAAGGATCTGGAATTGTAAAATCCTCATCTACAACCTTACCTGCAGGAAGAATCAACCTATTTGAAGAATCTTTAACTTCTGTTGTTTCATAATGATGCACGGATGATAATCCAGTAACACCATACTTATTTTCTGCATACTTATAAAGATCACGATTTGACAGGGGCCATTGATCTCTGACTCTTGTAATATTTGCCGTCATTAAGACAACCCAATCAAGTTCTGCACTTCCATAAAGTTCTTCTGCAACCGTATCGGGTCTTGCACCTTCTACAATTTCATACTTATTAAAGAGGGTGAATACATTTTGTAAGTCATCACGTAACTTATTTCTTCTGAATAAATTCTTAACTCTCAAATAATTTTGAGAAGAATTGCTATCAGACAAAAATGACTGATATTCTACTTCTGGTAGTTCTCTGAAATATCCCATTTTAGTATCCTACTCCTCCTACTGCAGAATCTGGTCCTGGTGTCCCATCTCCAGTGTAACCTTTATAATCAGTATTATAAATTGGTTCGAGTTCTTCGAATGTTAAGTCCATAATCATTGATACTGGTGTTCCATTTTCATAAGTTGTGTAATTACCCTCTCCTGTATAATTGACATTTACGGATGATAAAAAACACTGTTTAAACCTATGCAGAAATGGATGCGCTAGAGCACCTTTTCTATATCTTAACTCAAAAATATTTGGTGTTTTTAAGAAAGGTTTACTGATATCTACTTTTGGTGCCATATGATATTTAAATGTTCTAATAATATCCTTAACTTCATTTGCTTCTTTTGGTCCTCTTGGGGTCAGTTTGAATTGAAATCTAAAAGTGCGAAGTCCAGGACCATTAAATAATAACTCCATATTTGGATTCAGAATCTTACCTTCAGATCTTGCCAAAATTTGAGCTGGAGTAATATTAATACCAGCAACATTGACTGCTTTTGATGCAAGATATCTGGTAGCAAAATCTGTTAAACCCTCTGCACCACCTATCGATTTCTTTAAGGCATCAATGGTACTTAAACCTGTCCCCAATAATCTATTAACTCCATCTCCAAAATCTTTGGCACCTCTTGGAGATTTCATAATATCCATCACTCCACCAACTGCCGCACCGGCAATACTATTCAGATTTGATGATTGATATGATACTGAATTACTATCAGAAATACTTGATGGTATTGGTAATAATATTGTTGCCTTTGATGTTTTATTAGAGTTTTGTCTTATCCCCCCTGCTCCTGCACTTAGGGAAGCAGTAGATAAATCCTCCTTAGTTGAGTTCCCATCATCACCAGTTACCTCTACATCTTTAATGATCTTGGTACGATTAGTAGCCTTAATTGCAGTATATTCAATAACATCTATCTGCAAATAATCAGTCTTTTCTGTAAAAGCAGTATATGGATATCTTAGTATAGGTTTTTTATTCAGATTCAGTTGCATCTTGGCATCTGCCTTACTTTTTAGTTATTTAGAACGAATATTCGCAAAACCGAGTTCTATCACATCAGACATCTCTTCTGGATAGATTTCGTATAGTCCTCCAATGATTTGATTATAATCATATTGCCTTCTATCACCCCAGTGAAAGTTGATTCCACGAAATCCCCAAGAGAATACTTCGGTGATACCTACAAGAGGATGTTGATCATATTGTATTCCTGGTGTCTTGGCATTATAAAAGAAGGTGTAGTAATTTCCTGTAGTAGGAATCTTTCCACCTTCGGATAAAACACTGATTAATTCAGTCATAATATCATCGGGAGTTTCTACTCCAATAAGATCACCAATTACACCACGCACACGATTATCATTATCATCTGTTGGATTTCTTCTTTGTTGGAGTGTCTTTCTTGGCATTACTTAATACCGAGTTCGTTTTCTGTAAGGACCTTAAACTCATAATTACGATCTAAACACCATTCTTTGGCGGCATTCCACTTTGCCTGATTTTTAGCATATTCAACAACTTCATAGATATAACCTTTTGTCTTTCTTTGTTTGACTTTAGGTTCGATACACTGTTTAAATGGTTTGATTTCAATAATCATCTTTTTGATCTTACCATTTGATTCCTTGATCTTAATATAAAAGTCAGGAAAGTATCTGTGGTATTTATTATCTACTGGTGATCTGTAGGGAATAATAACCTCCTCACTAGAATATTCTAAAATATTCCGGTTGCGGTCACAGTAACGGCAGAATACACGCTCCCAACTAGAACGACATATTATATTATTTGGGTCACCTTTATATTTTTTTGGGTATTCGGGTTTGTATTTACTTTTATTAAAATGCTTAGCCACGAGTCCACCCTTTCACAGATTTTCTGACTTTGCCGTTCATCATTTCTGATACGTGCCCTACTGATAATCCGTGTTCCTTACAAAAATCACTAAGACAGTTGAACTTGACAATTTTACCGTTTGGTGCTATAATAGTTCCTCCCTTATGTAAACCAGGTTTACGAGTTTCACGCATTTTTTGCTTTGCCGATTCAGTGTGAGGTCGATTGTGAATCATTCCATAACTTTTTA